GAACCCGACGGTTGATTCTCCACGTACGTATGATATAATGAAATATAGTCAGTAAACGCACATCCGCCCACGTGGGCACCAAGCAGCGTCAGCACAGAGGTCACTATGTCCAGTTTTGATGAACTATCATTAAAGAACTCCAAAGCCAAGAAAATAGCCATGAACGCCATGCAAGAGCGTCTTGGCAAAAAGTCAGACTTACAAGAAGAGCTGGAGCATCTCGAAGCACTCATCGACGCTGATGTTGAGACGTTCATGGGTCGAGATACTCCACCACCTGACTACCTAATGGAAGAAGCGAAGACCGTTTGGAAGCAAATACTTCACAACGCTCCCGAAATGCACTTCCGCCAGACCGAGTACGACCTGATAGCTCAGTATTGCTGGAACATCGCGTCGGTCAAACACTACTTAGGTTCGTCTGGCATGGCTATGGAAATCGAGGAGTTAGCCCAGTTACAAAAGCTACAGGTGCAGGCCCGTATGCTGGCTGTACGGTTACGACTCTCACCACAACTTGGCATCACGCAAAAGACCCAAGACCGAATACTAACAGCAAAGCAAACAGCTGAAGGTTTGAAAGGTCTGGTGGAAGGTCGTGTAGGTGCTAAGCGCTCAAGACTCATGTTTGGTGGAGAAGACTATGACGTACAATAAGCGTCTAGTTGACGACATCATTGCGTTCATCGAGACGCTGCCATCGCTCGAAGACCCAACCGTAATGACCGTACTGGATGACTTCCAGAAAGACTACATTGCAAAAGTTTATGGGCCAGTCACTAAGAACTCTAAAGGTTTGACTGTGCGTCAGGTGCGACAAGCCGTGCTCACAATTCCACGGAAAAACGGCAAAACCACGCTTATTGCCTGTCTTGTGATTGCCCACCTTGTTGGACCGTTGGCTGGGTACAACGAGCAAATTATCAGCGCTGCGTTCGAGCGTGAGCAGGCAGCTATTATCTACCGTACCATTGCAACCATCGTACACTCTGACGAGGAGTTGTCTGGACTACTAAAATGCGTGGATTCTGGCAAAAGAGTATTCTGCCCAAAGAACTCGTCGTCCTACCACTCAATTTCATCAGAAGCCCGTTCAAAGCACGGGCTAAACCCTGCTGTGGTGATTTTCGACGAACTTGCTCAGATGGGTGCCAACCGAGTATTGTATGATGTCTTGCAATCATCACAAGGCGCTCAGAAACAGCCCTTGTTCATCGTGATTTCAACCCAAGCTCCGAACGACGAAGCTCTACTTTCACAGTTGGTGGACTATGGCCGCAATGTCAACGACGGTTCGATTATTGACCCATCTTTCGTCTTAGTGGACTACAGCGCTCCGACTGACGAGGAACTGGAAGCTGAAGGTCTGTCCATTTGGGACGAGGAAGTCTGGCATCGTTGCAATCCAGCTCTAAGCTCTTTCCGCTCAATCGACGAGATGCGTTCCTACGCACTTAAAGCTAAGAACTCGCCGTCAATGGAAATGGCATTCCGCAACCTGTACCTTAACCAACGAACTGCAGCTGTGGCAGTCTTTGTGATACCCACGGTCTGGAAGAAGTGCGCCATCCCGTTTGAGCTTGAGGATTTGCGTGGTAAGCCTGTACATATGGGCATCGACCTCTCGTCACGAAATGACTTGAGCTCTGTGGCTATGGCTATTGAGCTAGGGGAAAACAGCTATGCGTTACATTGCAAATCGTTTCTACCTCAGGAAAACATTGCTGAACTGGCAAGGCTATCTCGCGCCCCGTACCTTGACTGGATTCAGCGTGGGTTCATAGTTACTCCACCCGGCGCTTCGGTCGAGTACTCATTCGTAGCCCAGTACATACTCGACCAGATGAAAATGTTTGATGTACGACGAATCAATTTTGACCGCTGGAGGTTCGACATACTCAAGAACGAACTAATTAAGCTAGACCCGAACTTCCCAGTCGAGATACTGGTACCACATGGTCAAGGCTTTAAGGACATGAGTCCAGCCGTGGAAGCTATGGAAGAAATGTTACTGAATGCTCGAGTCACTCATGGTGGCGACCCAGTTTTGAAATGGGCGTTCTCCAACGCTGTGCTAGAGAAAGATGCTGCTGGTAACAGAAAGCTAACCAAAGCTAAGTCATACGGAAAGATTGACCCGGCCGTTGCCAGCATCATGGCGCTGGGCTCGTATGAGCGTTCCGTGGTATCCAATTTCGATGCTGCAGCGTTTATAGGCTGACGTATGTGGATTATATCATATCTAAATCTAAAAATCAACCGTTGATAAATTATCCATTCAGACTACGTTCAGATACGTTTGTCGATATTTTTCTTGACTTTTCCTACGTTTTATGATATCATTATATTAGAAATAGTAAATATGTCAAGAGGTTCCAGCTATGGAAATCGTCCACAAGTCAAGTGCAGGTCGGGTATTAGATACTCCGACCTTCGTGCTGTCTGCGGAAACCCCTGACCGTGTGGGCGACGTCATCGTCCAAAAGGGTTGGAAGTTAGACAACTTCAAGAAGAACCCAGTTGCCCTTATGTCGCATCGACAGGGTGACATGCCAGTCGGCATCTGGAAAAACCTGCGCATCGTCAATGACGCTTTGCTGGGTGACCTGACTCTCGCAGCTAAAGGTACCAGCCAAGTAGCTGACCTTGCTCGTGCCCTGATTGAAGAAGGCATCTTGAAGGCTGTGTCTGTAGGCTTTGTAGGTTTGAAAGCCGAGCCGATGCAACCACGTGGTATGAAGTACTTCGAGTCGGAATTACTCGAAGTTAGTCTCGTGTCTGTTCCGATGCACCCACGCGCCGTCATGGTTGCGAAGTCACTGAACATGACCGAGGACGAAATGAAAGAGTTCTTTACCACCGAGCCAGTTGGCAACATCGGTGATATGGTGAACAAATCAGCCGAGGAGCAGTCGCTCCGCTATCAGGCTGCTCACAAGCGTGGAATTTATGCGCTTATACATGCAACCCGCGCTCAACGCGCCCGCGGAGAACTGTGATGAAACTTACTGACCAAATTGTTGCCAAACAGGCACTAATCACGGCAAAGAAAGATGCCCTGGTTCTTGCCATTAAGGCAATGGAAGACAACCCCACCGACGAAACTGCCATCACCAATGTTGATGTAATTTCGGCTGAAATCGAAAGCGAAACCAAGTCATTGGAATCGTTCCAGCGTGCTGAGCAAGCTTTTGCTCGTCAAGCACAGACTGGCAAGTCCGGCCATGTCCAAGAGCACAACAAAGCCGACCACAAAGACCCAGTGAGCCTGTTGGTTCGTTCGGCCCTGTGTACTTTCGAAGCCTATGTTGGTCGAGTGCCAATTGCTTCTGTCATGGAAGCTCGTTACGGCAAACACCGTGACTACGAAGAAACCAAAGCAGTCGCCGAGTTCCTGGTGATGAAAGCTGCCCAAAATCCGGCCATGACCAACGTGCCAACCTGGGCGCAGGAACTGACCCAGCAAGCCTACGGTGCCTTCATGGATTTGCTGACCCCTGAATCGGTCGTTGCAAATTTGCCAATGAACAGTTTCAGCTTCGACGGCTTCAACAGCATCTACATCCCGACCCGCGCAAACCGTAGCAAAACTCTTGCTGCTGCTTTTCGCGCTGAAGGTTCACCGATTCGTGTCGGTGGTGCGGTGACTGGAAGCACGCTGTTGACCCCGAAATCACTGGGTGTCATCGGTACCTTCACGGCTGAAATGTTCCGACGCTCAACTCCGAACATCGAAACCCTGATTCGTCAGTGGATGATTGAAGATACTTCGATTGCCCTTGACGGTGTGTTCTTGGGTACCGGTGCTGGAACTGCAATTCAACCGGCCGGTATTGCTAACGCTCTTGGTGCCAACACCCGCCCATCCACCGGCAACACCCAAGCCGACATCACTGCCGACCTTCGTGTCATGCTTCAAGCAATGGCCTCCGCACAACTCGGCCGCCGCCCAGTCTGGATTATGGACCCGCAACGCCTTATCGGCCTGCAGACCACCCTGACCCCAACTGGAACCTTGGCTTATCCGTCGACTGCCGACCGTCGTTTGATGGGCTATCCAATTGTCACCAGCTTGAACGTACCCGACTCGGAAGTGTTCCTGGTTGACTGCGCCGAAATCAACTTCGCCGGTGGTGTACCTGTGTTCATGGGTACCGATGTTGCCACCATCCACGAAGAAGACACCACTCCACTGCCACTCGTTACCGGCGCTCAGGGTTCAGGTGTTGTTGCTTCTCCACAACGCTCCCTGTTCCAGACCAATTCGGCTGCCCTGCGTACCATGTGGGAACTCGATTGGACTGTCGTACGTTCCGGTGCTGTCCAGCAATTAACCGCTGTCAGCTGGTAATCGTTGAAATCAGAAAGCCCGATTTAGGTCGGGCTTTCTTTCTTGGAGCAAAGACATGTCAAGAGCAATTGAAGTAGTTTGGGATGGCGAGTTCATACAAAACATGCCAGCAGCTGAAGCAGCAACAAAGCAAGCTGCCGGTGAAGTACAAATTTGGGAAGGTACACAAGGTTACCAACCCGGCTGGCAAATGAAAAACTCAAGTGAGTTTCCATTTCCAGTTGTTCCACCACTCGTGCAACCAGTAGTTCCACCACCTGCACCTGACGAAGACGAATGAGTTTAACACACTCAATTATTTGGGACGGGCACTTCATTCAAGAAGTGCCAAATGCGTTTGCGCAAGCTGAACAAGCTGCCGGCCGCGCCCAAATATTTGAAGGCCCTGCTGGGTACCAACCGTATTTTACGATGCTTCCACTCAGCGCTTTTCCATTCAGTTATTCGTTTTCGCCGCTTGACCTTATTAGACCAGGCGACCTTGCAGGTCTTTACAACCCAAACGACATCAACTCTCTGTTCCAAACATCAGCTGGCCCAGTAGTTCCAGTAACGGGTGATGGAGATATAGTACAGTTTATTGTTGATGAAAATGGACAGTTTAACTTGAGCCGCACAGCTGCTGGTGATTCAGCCGTTTATGAAGGTGGGTTACTAGCGTTTGACCCAGCGCGTGCTAATGGTCGTATGTCGATACGCTCTGGAAATTTGTCAAGTTTAGACAAAGTCACAATTGTTTGTGGTGCGTGTGTCAACTTTGCAGAAGGCTCACCTAGTAATAATAATACGTTAATTAGCTTGGCTATAATGAACGCATTAGGTACTGTTGGTATCACGCTTGGATTAACCCAACGCACAGATGGTTTAATTAGACCACAACTATGGTCTGGAGCTTCCGGGTTTGTGCAACCACCAGACCAACCAGCACCACCATCAAACCAACCATTTTGTCTCGGCGCTCGGTTTGACTCGTCATTTACTGAGCAACAACTAATTTTAAACGATGACACTTGGGATTTGACTTCTGGTTACTCTGCACCGGGTTCTGCCACATTCCGTATTCAATCGTTTATGCTTGCGGGACAAACCACACCCTTTACTGGACTGGGCCCAACGTTCTTCATTAACCGTTGGTTGTCTGACTATGAACTCAGACAACTCAAAACTTGGATGCTGGAGAATACACCAACGCCATGAAACTAATACCAAACTTTGTTCGTAAAATGTTCCACCTCAGTGACGCTCCAGAAGGTCAGTGGCGCGAGACTGCGGGTATTGGCGAGCGTGGAAACATGTTCCTTATACCACGTGGTGATGGATTCCAACGCAATCTTGGTGGAAACCCTTGTGGTGTGAACGGGACCGTTATGGCATGTGTAATGACCATTTCACGTATTCTTGCAGCATCATACCCTAACCACACTCGTGTCACTGAAAAAGGTGGACGCTTAATCGTCACCAACAGCGTAGCGCATCGTATAATGATGAACCCAAACCCTGCTCAAAATGCAGTGGACTTCATTGGATGGTTGGTAGTTTCGTTGATGTTGTATGGCAATGCTTATTGTTACATTAAGCGTAATGACCGTAACGAGGTAGACGAGTTAGTGCCATTGACTGCAAATGGACAACGTGCATTTATTGCCCCGAATGGTGAGTTGTACTACGACCTTAGTAACAATGGTGACTTCTACGAGACACTTGATTTTGACTGGATTGTGCCAGCACGTGATGTATTTCATGTCAAGTTGCCTTCAAGAAACTCAGTACTAAAAGGTGACTCACCAATTACATATGCTTATGCTTCGTTGGCAGTCAATGATGCAGTGCTTGGTTCTACGGCTGCGTTCACAACCAATATGTCACGACCATCAGGTATACTGTCAACCGACGCTAATCTGAGTGGTTCTCAAATGGTTGAGTTGCGTGAACGATTTGATGAAGTGACCAAAGGTGTAAACCAAGGTAAAGTTCCAGTGCTCGCCAACGGATTAACTTGGCAATCAATGTCGGTTACAGCACATGACGCCCAACTTCTTCAAGCGTACAATGCTTCTGTTATTGATATTGCACGAGTGTTTGGTGTCCCACTTCCATTGCTAGGTACTGAGAATAACGTCGGTGCCAACTCTGTTGCAACGTTGATTGGTCAGTTTAAAGCCGGCTCTTTGTTGTATGTTGCTGAACTCATTGAGTTTAATCTTGAATCACTGTTTAACATGGACCACTACGTGGATACCGTGCGCTTCGACTTGGAAAACGTAGCTCGTGCCGACTTTGAAACAGAAATCAATACGCTTTCTAAAGCAACTCAAAACGGCATTTACTCACCTAACGAGGCACGAAATCGCGTGGGTCTTGATTCTGTTCCTTATGGTGATGAGCCTCGTGTACAGGCTCAGAACGTAAGACTTGAAGACGCTAAACCTGCTCCTGCAGCACCATCAGCGGGTAAAACCACAGCGCCGTCGAACACTGGTACTGAAGACGACGGCTCTGGTGACGTTACAGACACCGGAACTGATGATGGTTTAAATGACAAATTTGCAGACGAAGACTATGTAACCCTAAAACTACAGCAGCTCATAAAGAGCGCTCAAGCGGAGATTGCTAAATGAGCGAGGTCATTTTGAAGGCTGTTGCCCAAGCCATTGCCGCGTTAGACAAAAAACTTGAAGACCAGGTTGCAAATGTTACGTCCAAAATTGCTAGTATAGAACCAGGCGCTTCACCTGAAACCGTAGCAATATTGGTTGATGAAGTGAAGTCGATGTACACTGCTTTGGTTGAGGAAGTCAAAGTCACCCAGCAAACATTTCTGAACAAGACAACTTTTGTTGACCAAGAATTGCGCCAGTTGATTGTGCAAGAAATTGATAATGTTAAGACTGCAGTGTCAGTCACAACAACCAATCTTGAAAGTGCACTACTTGACTTGACAACTGAATACACACAAGTTGCGAATAAGTCAGAAGAATTGAACAATGGCACGATTGCTCTGTTAGATATTGCCGTTGAAAACTTCAACAAAAAGTTGAACGATTCAAACGAAGACACTGACGACAAACTCGAAGTTATTGTTGAAAGTATTCAAGACACCAAGAAAAGTGTACAAGAAAACCTTGAAGAAATACTGGACATACAGGTAAACTATGACAACCTCAAGAAAGAACTTGACCAGGTCAAAACTGTGGCAGGCTATATCGGTCGCGATGGTCTCGGCTTGGATGCAAAACAATGGACTGATGGCATCCACCGAGAAGGCACAATCGTACAGCACTACCTCGGACAATACTTCACCTCAGTCAAAGACACCAGCGCTGAACCAGGAGTAAGTGAAGACTGGAAGCGTATAGGTACATTCGGCATGCGCCACAAAGGAGCTTTCCGTGAAGATGTTGCTTACGAAGTTGGTGATATTTACGCGAAAGATTTTGGTACATTTCTGGAAACTACTACAGGCACGGTGTTACTAGCCGGTCGTGGTAAACAAGGAAAGCAAGGTGACCGTGGTGAAGCTTCTACAGTTGCTGGACCAAAAGGTGATGCAGGTGTTTCAATTAAAGGTGTAGTGAGTGGTGACGAAGGTTTTGTGTTGGAAATGACTGATGGTTCGTTACACACTGTTATGTACCCAGACGAAGTTATAACGCTTTCTAAAATCAAAGCAGCTGTAGATGGAGCAGTTGATTTTGAGTCGTTCAAATCCATTTTCGCTAACTTAAAATAAGGGAGTAAATTGCTATGCGTATTTTATTGTTACTTGCATTATTCGCCCTGAGTGGATTTGCTCAGGCTACCAACTACGAAGGTGGTGACTGCCGTGGTAACTGCGGCCCGAAACAATCACCAGATACCCAGTACGAACAAGACCAAGACCAAGGGCAAGCTCAAGGGCAAAACCAAGCTCAAGCTCAAGGGCAAAACCAAGGTCAAGCCCAAGGTCAAAGTCAGTCAGCTGATGCAACTGCTGTAGCGGGTGCCATTGCCGGCGCTTCTGCTGATAACTACAACTCGGTTCGTAACTCCAATGAAGTTGGTGTTGCTGTAGGAGTTGGTGTAAATACCAGTGACTACAACAAGAACTCGAACGAAAGTTCAAACACCAATCTGAATGTTGCCGAAGGTGGGCGTGGTGGTGAAGGTGGTAAAGGTGGTAGTGCTTATCAAGGGCAAAGCCAATCCAGTGATAATAGTAACAGCTCAAACAACAGCTCCAGCCAATCCACGAACATCACGTTCGAAGGCACGGGTAAAGCTGACCACTACAACAAGTACGGCAACAATGTAGGTGCAATTGCCCCCAACATTTATAGTAGCTCTGCTTGTACTGCCGGTGGTATTTCTGGTGCAGCTTCTGCATTAGGTGTTGGAGTTAGTTTGGGTGGTGCAAAGCAAGATGTTCAATGCCAAGTACGTGAAAACGCCCGCATACTAGCTGGTCTTGACACTGGTATGGCTATTGACTATCTCTGCAAAAACGACAAGGTTGATATCGGCGCTGTGCTTGGTGCTGCTTGTAAGTACACTGCACCAGCACCAACTCAGCCAATCGTTCCAGACCCACCAGTTGTAGTTCCACCAATCGTAATCGACACACAAGTTAAAGGCCGGTGAGGCAAATGTTTTTAAGCATTGTAGTCTTGGTCAATATTGACCAAGCTACAGTGTTTGTCGAGAACCCACAGTTAGCATTCAAAGCACCTGTGGTAGTCGGTAAACCAAGCACACCAACTCCAGAAGGTGTGTACGTACTAGAAAAGGCTTATAGTACTAAGCTAAAAATGAATATGCTTGTGTTTAAACGGGACGAATCTGGTGTGTACGCTATACATACTAACTTACCATCGCGTACAGACCAGATTGATTCTGAAACAACGAAAGACAATAAGCTAAGCGCTGGATGTATTGGTATGCGTCAAAAAGAGTTTGATAAACTCTGGAATCAGAACCAAACCATGATTTTACAGGTTTACGGAGGTGGTAAATGAGTTGCTTCTTGTGGTCACCAACAGCTGTTGGACTCAACAATAATGGTTGGATGCTGCTCGAAGCTATCGGAACTTTGACACGGGTTGCTGATATTACTCCGTCAACTCTGACCGAAGATATCATGCCGATGTTCAAGCAACATGCCCGCATTGACTTTCCAGACGATGACGATTTGTGTAAGTTGTATCTGAACGCTGCAATGAGTCGCATTGAACAATGGACTGGTATGCCAGTCAAGTTTGCAACTTACGAATGGTTGGTGGGAGAGAATTACCAGACCTATGAAATGTACCAGTTACCATTGCGCAATACTGTTATGGCCGGTATGCAACATGGGTTTGACGACTACCAGGCGCCTAAGTGGGTTCCGGCACCATCTGTTTGGCCGTTAGAAATCGAAGTTGGTTTTGCTACAGGTGCTGATATGCCAGATGATATTAAGCTCAGTACTTTTGAACTCGCGCTTTCACTTTACCAGCAGCGTTCAAACACTGAAATGATTAACGTCTATGCTGAAACTATAATGGCTGGAAATCTCAGTCGTTACTATGTTCCGAGGGTCTAATGTTTAACTCAGGGTTAGCTACAACTCGAGTCATATTTGAACGTCCTGTTGAGTCGACAGACACTAATGGCGCTCCAGTACGTACATGGCTACCTATTCGCACATGTTGGTGTCAGGTGGAAAATGAACAAGTTACTGCAAGCGAAAATATACAAGCCCCGTACGAACAAAACACGAGACAACTTACGCTCATTGCAAGGGTCAACCCTAGTCAGGAACTCGTTACTCGTGACCGTGTTCGTACTTCTAGTGGTACTTGGCTTGGTGCAATTACGGGTATACGATATAGTGCACTCAAAGATGTAATGTATATTGATGTTGAAACAGGAGCGTCAGCAGGGTGAGAGTAGAAGTCGACGTCACTGATGTCCAGAAAATGCTTGCGGGAATTAACCGCGACATTTTAAAGACTGCCATACCAAAGGCGGTCGACTTAACTGCGAAACAAACTCAACGTGCCATGGTTGTAGATGCTGGTGCATACTCAGCAGTCACCATGAAAAGTGAAGGTCGGTGGAAATGGCAAACCTACGGCCGTATACCTCGTGCTATTTCTATCTCAAAATTGTTCCGTAGAGGTCGTGACTTTGACTCGAAAACTGGAGACCGTGGACGTAAGGTGTTTATCCAGACCCGCAGAAGTGCTCCGGAAAGCCGCAGAGCACCACACTGGAACTTGATTGTACACGGCTTTAAACAGTGGATTCCAACTGGTGTCAAGGCGCCGAGTAAGCCCAACAAGGCTGGACTTTACACTCGTCGTTCAAAGCTGAACCCAGTAAAAGGCCCACATCCAATGTTCAATAGCACTGCAGCCAAAACCTTACCTTTGTTAAAAGATAATCTTGTGCGTCAACTAAAACTGGCATTTAAAAAGAACTCACAAACATGAGTACTGAATCCGAAATCAAAGCAGCACTTGACACCATCACTACGTTTAAGGGTGTTAAGTTTGTTGTGCAAAATGCTGGTGACGACACTCAGCCGTACCCATTGCCATTTTGTGTTTTCACAATGGGTATCGAAGATTTTGAGTCATTCCATACCATGTGCGGCGCTTCACTTTCAGTTCAACCATTTGATTTGTTCATCTACGCTGAAAGTACTACGCAATGTCAAGATTTAGCAAGTCAATCAATACTCGCCCTTTCCGGTATAGGCGTGTTAGCTGCAATTATCACGGAGTTTGAACCGGACCTTCGTTGTTACATCACCTCAGTTAGTTTTACTTAGGAGTACTGTTATGAGTGCATTTGTTGTTAAAAACGCGTCCTTTTGGATTAGCAACGGAGCGGCACTTGTCGCAGTAACCGCTGCTACCAAAGGTGCTGTAACTGCTTTAACTGTAGCCAACTCACTGGCTGCCGGCGACTTTGTTTTAGTCACTGGTTCTGGTTGGAGTTCATTGGACGGCAAGTTTGGGAAGGTAGCTGCATCGCCTGCTCCGACTGCCTCTTCTGTTACCGTGGAAATTGATACCTCTGCTGAAACTGTTGCGTTTGGTTCTGCTGCCCAAGCTTCTTTGTTGGGTGCTACTGCATGGCTTGAAGCTTGCGTTGCAGGGTTTGATATTGCAGGTGGTGCAGCTGACTCAATCAGTGTTGGTACCTTCTGTGATAGCTCGGCAGCTCTTGCTGGCGCACCCGGCGCTTCAACTGTTGCATTGACTGGCTTCGTCGACATCACCTCGGTCGGTTACATGGAATTGATTAAAGCAGCTGGAGACGGCCTGCCACGTTCGTTCCGTTTCATCATGCCACAGTCTGCCGCACCTGGTGATTCAGCTCCACCGGTAATGTTGTTCAACGGAACCGTAAGCTTCCCTGACCAATCCTACCAAACTGGAGCCGCTGCAGGATTCACCTGCTCTGTCACTCTGTCTGGTCGTCCAACCTTGGTTCGTACACCGGCACCGTAAGTTAATCGGCGCGCCCAGCAGAGTCCTCGGTCTCTGTCAAGGCGTCATCCATTCGTCAATGGGCGCGCCACCTTTTCACAATGGATACAAGAAATCAATCACGTACGTTCACGCGTGATAATCCATCAAGGATGATATCTTGGGAGATATACGTACGTGAACACTTTAAAGTAATCTAATGGAGAATGCAATGACCGAGTTACAATCAGTTAAAATAGTGGTAGAAGGGTACGGCGAATTTGAGATTCGTGAACCTTTATTCGATGATATTGAACAATTTTTTGGTGGTGGTGACGACAAAAGCGTTGACCCGAAGAAGTTTGGTCTCAACCTCTTGAAGAAATGCGTGTATAAAGATGGGGAGTTGGTTTGGAGCAAGCCAGTCGGCGCTCAACTTGGACTTAAACTCATGGCTTTAGCTCCACAAGTAATGGACTTAGTGGGGTTTAAAGACGACGAGGGAAAGGCCTCACAGGCGGAGAGTTAATAGTTTGCTCTCTGGCTGAGTTGATGCATTGTCCACCATCGGAAATACGGAAGTGGAGGTCCACAGATGTACTACTAATGTTGGAGTTCATGAGACGTCGTGGTAAACCACAGGTGCAAGAGATTGAAGACGTAGAAACAATGAGCGCCATTTTCGGAGCAGAAACACATGGCTGACGCAACTGCTGATATTAAGATACTAGTTAAGGACGTAGCTGGTGTAACACGTTCCATTGACCGTATCGAGAAAAAGCTTGCCCAAATGGGTAGGACTTCAGCAGCTGCATCACGTCAAATGGTTGCTGCTAACAAACGGGCTCAAAGTTCTTTTGACCAACTAAGTCTTGGAATACGAAATGTTACTCGTGTTGCTGCAGCAGGTGCTGCAGCAATTTACGGGTTTGGCGTAGCTATTCGTGAAATTTCCAAGATACAAACTATTCGTTTGCAACTGGAAGCTGTCTCAAAAGGCAGTGAAGACTTTGCAAATAACCTTGAGTTAGTTCGTGCAGTGTCGTTGAACACTGGTACGTCTTTCAAGGAAAATGCTACCATTCTGGCCCGATACACAAGGGCGCTTGAAAGATATGGTGGTACTGCAGAACATGCTGCAATTGTTATTGACACACTTAACAAAGCATTCTTGGTTAATGGCACCACGGGTTCAGAAGCTACTTCTGTACTCGTGCAGTTGTCACAAGCATTAACCGCTGGCGCGCTATCAGGTGATGAGTTCCGTTCATTCGCAGAAAATGCTGGCTCATTAGTTGACGGCCTCGCAGAAACTATGGGTGTCACTGTTCAAGAACTCAAAAAACTTGGTGCACAAGGTAAAATCACTGCTGACATACTAATCAAGACTGCAGTCAGAATGAACAAGGAGTTTACCGACGCTTTCGAGAAAACCGGTGAACTGCCACTAACCAATGCTCTTGAAAACTTGCGTACTGAATTTGAGTATGTGATTACAAAGAACGAAACACTACAAGCTGCTTTTGCATCTTTGGGTGGGTTCCTTGTACGCATTGGTGGGCTGTTCTTGGAGTTTGCAGACTTACTAACGAGTCTACCATTTGACTCAGCTGCAGCTAAATCTGACGACATGGGTAGTTCATTAGAACTTCTTGGCAATATAATTTATCAGTCAGCCAATGCGCTTGTGTTGTTTACTAAGTTGTTAATTCGTGGGTTTCAGTCGGCTGGACAAGTAGTTACTTACATTGCTGGTTCAATTGGTCGTACCTTTGAAGGTATGATTCGTAACATTAAATCAGCAGCTGATTTTGTTGTACAAACATGGGAAAACGTAAAACTAAAAGCTAAAGACCCATTATTGTTTAATTACTCAAAAGCACAAAAACGTAACATTGATAAGTTTAAGACCGACGCTCAAGGTACAATTAACGAACTAAATGCGCTTGGTGATGCAGCGTTTAACACACTGACTGCCCGTCTTGACGAAATTTCTGGTGAAATACTAAATGATATTGGGCAAGCTACAGCCAACATGCTTGGAGAAAGTACCAATAAGTTTAAGGACAACATCATAGCAAGGTTACGCGATTCTCTCGGTGCCCTTAACTCACCTGCAGCCCAAGCTGAAATTGATAAAGCTGCACAAAAGCTCGCAGAAAAAATGGCTGCTGCCCAGAAGAAGTTTGATGAAGCTTTAGCACAGTCAAGACAAAAAACTGCTGAAGCAAACATCAATCTTGGCGCTGTTGGTGTATCACAAGAACAACAAGACCAAATTCAGCGTGCCATTGACTTGATGCGCGAGTTACAAGAAATACAATCATCAGAGTTTACTAAAGAGCAACAAGCAGCTTTAGAAGCTGAAGCTATTGCCAGGTATAACATTAATACTGAACTCGCCCGTAGCGTTGACTTTTTGAAACAAAGCGCTGAGTGGTTAGACGAAGTTAAAAAGAAAAACGATGAAGCTACTGAACGTTTAAACAAAGCTTGGGAAAATGTTGGGCTCACAATTGCCAATGCTCTAGGTTCTGTGATTGATAAGTCAGCTAGTGCTGCAGAAGCACTTAGAGAACTGCTGAAGCAACTCTTGGTTGTGATTGCTCAAGCTGCAATACTCAAGGCTCTTGGCGCTCCAGGTAGTTTTGGTAGTATTCTTTCGGGTCTTGTCGGTGGTGGAACATTGAGTGCTGGTGGCGGAAGTGGTGCCGGCCCAACTGTTCGTGTGTTCAACTACGGTACTGCTCCTGGTGGAGTACAGACCCGCACTCGTCCTGATGGTTCAGTAGATGTTGTTCTTGGACAACTTGCAGCATCTTTGGCAACTGGTGGTAACGTACTTGATACTACTCTGCGCCGTACATATGGAATCAGAAGGCAGGGTGTATAATGGCGCTTACTGATGAACTCAAACGCATATACTCCAGTGCACCAGTTAACACAACTGTCTATGAGGCGTTGCTATTAACTAACCCTGCTTGGACAAGTTACATTGCGCTGATTAACAATTCAGTTGAACCTCGCGACTTTAACTTCAAAGGTGTTTTAACTTCCTATCAGCCAGCTACGTTCAGAGTTCTACTACCAAAGCGCAACGATTTTGGCCTGGTAGACTTTGAGGTTCAGATTCCGTTAACTGCCCAAGTAGCAAGCATGCTCATTTTGGCTGAACAATCGAAGTCACCGATTCAAGCTGCAATGACTGTGTACATTGACGGTCAACTTGACGAGCAAATGACGCCTATTGAGTTGACTATGGACAGAGTCACAATGAACGATGAGTTTGCAAATGGTAAGGCTCAACGAATTGATTTACTGAACAGGATATTTCCACGGACGATTGTTCGCCCAGACGTTTACCCAGGACTATGGCGATGAACATACAACAGTATGTCGGTATACCGTACTCACAACTTGATTGTTATGCGCTTGTGCGTCTCGTGTCAGAAAAAGAGTTTAACACGGTGTTACCAGACATTCTCGATTATGTTGGCAACCCTGACTTGTACATACTGGACGAAATGGAATCAAATCGGTGGGAGTTTGTACAGTTTGGTGCCCAACCAGGCGATGTAGTTTCACTCGGTGTTTTAGGACAACCACCGCGTCATGTCGGACTGTACCTTGGCATGAATTATGTTTTGCATACATCGAAATCGCATGGCTCTTTGATTCATCTTCACCAAACCCTTGGTCGAATTGGCTACACTGACGTTAATTACTACAGGCTCCGTAAATGATTTACCATGTACCACATTTATTTGACCCTAGTAAAGTCAAACTGACTAAGTTTGAAGGCCCGTTGATTGACCACATTATCGAGTACTACCCAGGTGGTTGGCCTGGTGGTTATGGTCGTGTGTTTGTGAACCAAAACGAAATTGTGGTTGATAACTACGACATGGTTGTAACTAACTCTGACACTGTCATTATTCATACCAATGAACTACATGACCCAGGTACTGCTGGTATTGTTATTGGTACTGTTGTCATTAGTTGGGCTACAGTTGCAAGTATTGTACTGACATTACTATCAGCAATTATGACTGCCATCTTTGCCAAGCGTAAACTTGGTGACCGTGGTCGTCGTGAAAAACGAGTGTACTCGATTGCTGGTGCGCAAAACCAACCTGCGCTAGGTGAAGTTATCACAGAACACTTTGGTAAGATTTGGTTCTACCCAGATGTAGCTAGCCAGCCTTACACCGAGAACATCAACAATGACATGTATCTTTCGCAAATTCTATTGTTGGGCGCTGGTGAGTTTGATATTCATGGGTTGGTATTTGGTAATACCCAATTTGACTTACTACCACCGGGTCTTGTTTCCTATCGGGTATTTGCACCACAAGACCATAAGAAACAGTACGGTGTTATACAATCCGAGTTTAATGTCTACGAAGATGTGGTAACTTCGGAAGACGTGCAGGGCTTAGATTTTTCGCGTAATGGTGAAGACTCTTGGTCAGGTCGTTCACCTGCAGGAAGTGGTAATGGACTAACTGGTAGTGAAATTCCAGAAGGTTTTGCTATTGGTGATGTAGTAATGTTTCTTGGTCAGACCTATTGGGCAATGCATCGTACTACACATACGATTGCAAACTTAGACGGTAAGAAGATGTATTTCACAGCGCCACTAGTTGCTGACGACCACAATTACCAAGTTGTTAAAGTAGTAGGTGGTGATGATGGTTGGCGTGGATGGTTCAACACACTTCCAGTTGGTAAGATTACTGACCGTCTTGACTTTGACTTCGAGTTACCACGTGGCTTGTACTTCATGGATAACGAAGGTCGTGTGTCAAACTGGAACTGTACCATTAATATTGAAATACAAGAAATTGACGACAATGACCAAAACGTTGGTTCACTGATTACTAAAACTTTTGCCCTACGCAAAGGCACTCGTGATGCTCTGCGCTTCACCACCACATATTCAGTAACTCCGGGTCGGTACAAAGTTCGGTGCCGTCGTGATGATGCTGATGATGTCAGTGGTCATACATTCTCGCAGGTTGGTTGGACTGGGCTCAAGGCGTTTTGCGTTAACACCTTCGGTCAATACGCTTATGGCAATGTAACTTTGATTGCAATTAAGATGAAAGCATCTGCCGCGCTTTCGTCAACTGCGGACAGAATCTCAATTCTTGCAACTCGTAAATTGTTAACTGTCTCGTCAGACTTTACCACCTTTGCACCGACTGTGAATCCTGTAGATTCGTTTGCGCACATTGTACGAGAGTCTGATGTGAATGGTGTCGATGTACCCTCACTTAAAGCGCTTGGAACTCGGTGGGCAGCCACTAACGGGTTTAACTTCCGTTTCGATGAACAACAAACTGTCTATGACGCTCTACAGTTAATTTCTGCAAGTCACCGTGCTACACCTGAAGGTTATGCCAAACAGTTAACCATGCGTCAAGATGTTGCCAGACCATTTGACCAGTACATCGTAACCCAAGAAAACATGGTGAAAGATTCGTATTCATGTGGTTTGCGTCTTGGTAACGAAGATGGGTTGATTGACGGGTACCGTGTTGCTTATCGTGACCCCAACGGAGTTCGTGAACTCTATGTAGTCATACCATCTGGTGCCATATCACCAGAAGATTTCGAGTTTGCTGGTTGCACCGATAAGACTACAGCAATAGCAATGGGCAACTACCTATGGGCTAAGCGCTCAACCTTACGTCGGGCAATCGAGTTTTCAACTGAATGGGATGGTAACGTCTACAACATTGGTGACCGAATTTCAGTATTACAAAATCTTGTTGATACTGTGCGTACTGCTCGAGTTGTCTCAGCTACAGGTGCTGTCTTGGTAATCGACGCTATCACACCCACACCAATTCAAGTGGTTGTCAGATTGCGCAATCAGTATGGTGAACCATCTGCTTTACTGAGTGGTATACTCGACACCAATGTCTTGACTTTGTCTGCACCACCAGTATTCCCAATGTTCGGTGCTAACTCAGGGCAGGACCAAACTACTGTTGCAATGGGTACCACGACTTCATTTGCAACCTCGTATATCATTAGTTCGATTGACCCAACTGGTGACACTGTAGGAATCACTGGGTATAGTTATTCCGACGCTCCGTACTCATACCCAATACCAGGTGAGGTGTGATGGAAACCCTTAATGTAAACTACTACGGGCTACCTATTTCTGAGAACTACAGTGTTGGTATGGACTTGGCTTTGCTTCGTACTGAGTACACCAGCGCTTGGCGCAGGCAGCGTCGTACATTCCTACACAATGCCAGTTTGATTACTCTCACATGGCGCTTGGACATTACCCGTGCGCAAAGTCTCATGGCTTGGTTGCAAGCCCAGCCAGGTGGTAGCTTTTTCATATGTGATTTGTTAACTGGCAATGATACTGACGCTTCGTGTGTAATCAGCCCGACAAATATTCGTAGAACCTCTGCAGTCGGAACTCGTCGAATCCCGTTAACCAATATGTTCTTGGTTTCGTTCGAAGCTGAAACTCAGTTCCAAGCAAACTACAGTCAACTTGCAAGTGCAGCTGCAGACCAACCTCCAACAACATACCCATCTGGTTTTCCGTGGCCGATGGCAACTACATTTAGTAGTGAGCATGGTGAGCGCAATGTAACTGTCTACTCGTTGTCATACACAATGAACACCGAGATGCTTGCTGATTGGTTAGCCTTTGCAGGGTTTGCTGGAACAGCGTGGTTCTGGCATCCAATGGTTTCAACCAATGTGCCATGTGGTCAAGAGTTAATTCGTTACATTTCTGAGCCGGCTCAAAGTTTGATTGGACCCAATACTTGGACTGTGAGTATAACGGCTGAGTCAAAACCAGCTTCCATTATACTCGACGATTTCTTACCACCACCTGGACCTGGCTGTTATTACAACGGAGAATCATCCTACGATGACGCTACAGAGTTATACGACTGTAGTGGTGTAGTTCCACCTCAAGGTAACTTCACAATGCCTACAGGCACAGTGTTTATCAACAACACTGTGACAGGACCCTCACCACTGACTGTGGCTTCTTTACTGAAAATAAATAGTAATGGCTCGGTCGTGTCAGAACCTCAGAGCAACCCTGTCTGGACTTCTTGGCACACAGACCCAGGTTCACTTGTAGCACCTGCAATTAAGTTTAATTCGATAGTTGAGTTTAGTCGTGATGATGGTGTGAGTTGGATTTACTACACGCCAGGTGCTGACGGCCCGTGGATTAACTTGAAGACTCAAAATGTCTGGATTCGTCTGAGTAAAACATCTACCTACGACATCTCTGAAACTATTTCAGTTGTAGCAACATTCGACGATGACGCTGTTGCCACACAATATGGCGTTCAAGCAAACGCAACAATTGAACTTGCTGTTGTGCTTGATGTTACTGACCCAACTGGTGTGGTGGATGGTGCCGTGTTCAATGACGGCTACAACTACACTTTTGACCCAGGCGACACTGTCGAATCAGTTAGTGCTGGCGTAACATTCATGAGTGATGGTAGAGTGTATGGTCAGTCAACCAACCAACTACTTGGTCTTTGGTACGACCCACAACAAATCAACGCTGGGCAGGGTCTGTGGATTATACTCGCTGGTGTAGGTACGGGAACTGGGCCAGCAGCTGGCAAGTCATTTCCACCAACTGGTGTAAGGTTGTCGCTTGCTGTGCAAAACTCATTCACTGCGATAGCCCAAGCCATTGGTGGCGGAAGCGCGGCAAATGTTTCATGGCTTGGAACATATCAGGTTTACAACGCCCAGTCTGGTGGTACATTATTGGGTAGTGGTTCAATCAACTTAGAAAGCGAGGTATCACAATGACAACTGCATTTCCAGGCGCACTAGACGACTTCCAAAATCCGTTGCCAGGTGATAGCCGCAATAATCCGTCCCATGCCGCTCAGCATTCAAATGCTAACGACGCCATTGAAGCAATTCAGGCGTACCTTGGCGTGGCAAATTCACAAGTACCTACTACAATCACGTACCGAGTAGCTGCCCTTGAAGCAGGCGGAGGTGGTGGGGGTGGTGCAACTTGGGGTTCAATCACTGGAACCTTGTCAAATCAGGCCGACTTGCAGAATGCGCTCAACGCCAAGATTACAATTGGTTCAGCAATACCATGGTCGACAATCAGTGGTGAACCATACACTTTGGCTGGCTATGGCATTACCGACGCTTACACCATAGCGCAGGTTCAGGCAACTTACTTAGCACTGGCTGGTGGTACCATGACCGGCGACATTGCTTTCACGGACGCAGGTACCGGTGCCACAGGTTTGATTGGCTTAGTAGCTGACCCATTGAGTTCTATTGGTGACGTGCAGCAAGTCAAGTCCATTGACGGTGTTGTGGTTACTGGACCGTATGTTGTTATTGATACACCAAACTTGCAGACCACAATGCCCGGCGCTCAGGTTGGCTCACTACTGTCGGTAGCGTCCATTGATTCATTTGGTGTGGTTAGCTTTGGCTACGTTAACCCACCACCAGAAACTTTCTCAATATCTGACACCAACAATGTTGATGTGGTTATCAAAGTAGCCAATGTGGCTCCAGCACCAACAACTTGGGTAACACTTGGATTGTCGGTAACTCTTACTGAAGATATTATTGCTGGTACCGGCAACTTGTCATTTGAAATGATTCTGTCAAACCCAACAACTCGCACCGGCGTGGTAGAGTTTGGATTGCAGAAAAATGGGGTAGCATTCCCTGATGTGCTGGTGTTCCAAATACCAGCCAACTACCTCCAGACCACTTCAGCATCAGTGCCTTTGCAACAAGGGTATGTTGCCGGTGATGTTCTGAACTTGGTAGCCCGCGTCACTTCCAATAACAACAATCAGTTCAGTCTGAGCGTTGACAACACTCCTGACGTTAGTTCCATGACCATTTGGGCAATCGGCGCTTCCAG